ACAGTATCGATGAAGCGGAGATGCCTGCCATTGTGAAGATGTGGAGAAATGCCAGCCCTATGATAACGAAATTCTGGTGGGACGTTGACGCGTGCGTAAGAACGACAATTGATACCGGACAGAAGCAGAGGACGGCGAAGGGCATAACCTTTCGAAAGGACGGTCCGTTCCTGCGTGTGCAGCTGCTTAACGGAAGAGAAATATCCTATTACGATCCGATGATAATTAATGATCAGATAACGTATATGGGGACCAACCAGAAGACAAACAAATGGGAACGCATTGAAACATACGGGCCAAAACTGGTCGAAAACATCGTCCAGGCTATAGCCAGAGATTGTTTAGCAGAATCGATATTCCGCCTGGAAAGCAGGAATATACCTGTTGTGTTCCACGTGCACGATGAAGTTATCTGTGATGCGGACATAGGACATACAGCAGAGGAGATATCCGGAATAATGTCCAGGCCCATTTCCTGGGCACCGGGACTGTTACTGAAGGCAGAAGCCTACGAAAGTCAATATTACAAGAAGGACTGAGATATGAAACCTAAACTTAAAAACGATATTGTTGTATCCATAGCTGTGGGTCCTTCACGCAAATCAAAGCGATGGAAAACCAAGCGAATGAACTGGTCTGATCTGGTTGGCAGGTTATCCGAACCGACCCGAACACAGGAGACCATGACCGAATGGGCACAGATGTCCAAAACGCAGAAATCTGAAGTAAAAGACGTAGGCGGATTTGTCGGCGGAACATTTATAGACGAGATGCGCAAATCTGAGAACGTACAGTCACGTAGCCTTATTACGCTTGACCTGGATAACGTACCGAAGCAGACAGATCCCTGGGAAACAGTAACAGCTATTCTGGATTATGCAGCATGTATCTACAGCACACACAGCCATCTTCCGGAAAAGCCTCGTCTGCGCCTCGTTATGCCGCTTACGAGGGAAGTATCCGGAGATGAATACATTCCCATTGCGCGCATGATCGCTTCCGATATAGGCATAGAGTTCTGCGACGATACGACATTTGAGCCTGAGCGTTTGATGTACTGGCCTTCGTGTTCTATCGATGCAGAATACCGTTTCGCATATAACGACGGGGATATCATCGTACCGGACGAGATCCTTGCGAGATACGACAACTGGAAAGATCCTTCCGAATGGCCCAGGAGTTCCAGAGCCGAAGTCATCATCGAGAGAATGAGGCAGAAGCAGCAGGACCCGAAAGAAAAGACCGGTGTGATTGGTGGGTTCTGCCGCGCATACAGCATTGAAGATGCGATCGAGACTTTCCTTCCTGATGTGTATACGAAGATGACCGAAGGGCGTTACACATACACCAACGGAAGCACTGCCGGGGGATTAGTACTGTACGATAACGGAAACTTCGCATACTCGCATCACGGCACAGACCCGATAAGCGGTATGCTTGTCAACTCATTCGATCTGGTCAGGATCCACAAGTTCGGGAAGCTGGACGATGACGCATGGGATAAGCCCACCGAGAAACGTCCTTCATACAAAGCGATGATAGAATTCGCTGAATCAGATCCGGTAGTACGGAGAGATGTTATCGAACAGAACATCAGCGCATTCGACGATGAAGCGGCTGAGGTGAACAACGACTGGCACGATAAACTTGAAGTCGATAAAAAAGGCGGTCTGAAGGCTTCCGTCAATAACGTGGTACTGATACTTATGAACGACCCGAAACTCGTAGGGAATTTTGGTTTTGATGATTTCTTCAAACGTCCAAGAGTATACGGTGATCTGCCGTGGGGAGCACCATATGCAGAGAGAGTATCGGATTCCTGGAGCGATGTAGATGACAGCGGGCTCAGATGGTACCTGGAGAAGGTATATAACATCGATTACAGAAGCAAGATCGCTGACGCAGTCAATCTCGCGATGAACAATAACAAACGGCATCCGGTGAGGGAATACCTTGAAAGCCTGGAATGGGACGGTAAGGAGCGTATAGAAACACTGTTCATAGATCTGTTAGGAGCTGAAGACAATAAATACACCAGAGCCGTCACAAGGAAGAGCCTGATAGGCGCAGTAGCCAGGATATTCGAGCCGGGATGCAAATACGACTACATGCCGGTACTGGTAGGTCCTCAGGGCTGCGGCAAATCGATGACGTTATCCAAGCTTGGAGGCAAATGGTTCAGCGACAGTCTATACACAGTACAGGGTAAGGATGCGTATGAACAGGTGCAGGGTGCCTGGATCATAGAGATGGCCGAAATGGCTGCAACTAAAAAAAGCGAGATCGAACAGATAAAACAGTTCATCTCGAAACAAGTTGATACGTTCAGAGCCGCATACGCTGCCAGGACAGCAAGCCATCCGAGACAGTGCGTATTCTTCGGTACCACGAACGATGATGTGTTTCTGAAGGACATCACCGGCGGAAGAAGGTTCTGGCCTATCGACGTGACAGGCAAAGATCTCGATATCGATGAAGAGCTCCGCCCGGAAGTCGTGGATCAGATCTGGGCTGAAGCCGTAACGTACTACCGGTTAGGTGAGAAATGGCGGCTCGACAGAAACGAAGAACGCCTGGCAGCAGAACAGCAGGATCTCCATACAGAGAAGAGCGAACTGATCGGAATGATCGAACAGTATGTAGACATGCCGGTTCCAAGTTCCTGGTACAGCATGTCACTTGTTGACCGCAGAACATACATCTTCGCGGAGAATGACGCTGAGCGTGAAGCTTTCACATCAACTGACGGTGTCATGATGATCAGACAACACATCTGTGCTTTAGAGGTATGGTGTGAACTCATGGCCGGAGATATCAAAGCGTTCAATAAAGTAAAAGCCAGAGAGATAAATGAATGCCTAAAAAGTCTGCCTCAACTTGCTGGAGGAAGGTATTCAATGCCTGAAGACCCTCTATATGGAAGGCAAAAAGGCTACAAGAGAAATGTCTCAGTATATAAGAAAATGTCTCAGTAGTTATCCTGCAAATGAGACATTTGAGACAAAGTGAGACATTTTTAAAAGGAGAATGTCTCAGCACAAACCCCTATAAAATAAGGCTTTTTAGCACTTTGAGACATTTGAGACATTTTTTCTCTAGGAGTTATGTAGATACATTTTTAACGCATTTTACACATATAAATACGTGTTTATAGGACTTTATAGAAAATGTGTCCCAAATGGTGCAAATGTCTCAACCGCATTTTTAGGCAGAGAAGGGAGGTAAGAAAAACATAATGACAATCAATAGAGCAAAGAAGGAATTAGTAAGGTTTGTAGAGCTTAAAACTACATTGAGACCGGCGTTTCTGGATGTGATCCTGGAAGCGTTAGAGGATCTGGAAACATATAAAGAGTCTGAGATCAATCCGTGCCGGGGTTGTGATGATTATGACGGTCAAGGTGGGTGCAAAAGCAACGGTGGTTGTAGAGCAAAGATAGATGAGGCGAGCGAATGAATAACTGTGCAAACTGTCTTGGATATGACTACTGTTCAGCACGAAGAATGTGTATTAATCCGCCATTTGGGTATTGTACACGATACCAACCTAAAAGTGGGTACGAAACGAAGATGGACGAATCTAAAGAGCAAACCAAAGAAAGGAGAGAAGATGCTGATAAGTAATGATTATGCTTTGACATATTATCCGAATCGAAATCAAATAGTTATCACATTACCACAGACAAGTAGGACACTAACCAACACATTCAGTCCTGTTGTGGACAGGAGAACTGACGTGAAAGAAACTGACTTGCTGTGTTTGCTACAAGTGATACAAGTGATTTTCAGCAAGGGAGTAAGGAGAGAAGATGAGAAGAAATGTAGTGATTCAAGAATGGACAGATGAAAAAGGGTGGATTCACCAAATTGAAATCCCTTTAATGCCTTTCTTAATAGAGCATAATCTTGAACCAGTAATACGGTGCAAGGATTGCAAATACTATCTCAATTCAAATGAGAAGTGTGGATTGGTTGATACAAGACTACACTTCTACGAAACAGATAAGGTGTGGACAGAAGATAGTTTCTGTTCATGGGGCGAAAGGAGAGAAGATGCCAACAGTTAACATCAAAGATATTACTGAATCAAAAATAGTAAGACTTGTGGATTTGTCTGAGGACAGTATCAACAAGATAGCCGAAGCCGTTGTTCAAAAGATTGCGAACAATCCAACAGTTCCCCAACACATTGAAAGCGTTGGAGAAGACGGAAGTGCGTTGAAGCATGGGCATTGGATAGATGGAAACGGTAAGCCTGTTTCATGGGATGATATGAATATTGGCTGTCCGTCTGATAGTTGTTATTGCTCTGAATGTGGAGATTGGCTAACAGCAAGTGACGAATATCCAGCAAAAGGATATTATTGCCCTAACTGTGGAGCAAAGATGGACGAGGTGGAAGAATGAGCGGTACATCATTAGGTTATTGCATTAGAACAGCCACTGATTGTGAATACAGGTCAGACAATGGGCGTTGCTTATATCAAGGAAATGGCTGTGCTTACAGCTTAGTCAGAAGTGTAAGGGTAGATGAAACTGATTTTAAGATAGTTAAATATTCAGAATTGTCTGATGAAACTATTAGCAAAATCGCAGATGCTGTAATTGAAAGGCTAAAAAAAGCATTTAGATAGAAAGGAGGTAGAAAATGGAAGTTGTTGATAGAAAACCAATCCCGGTTTATGAGGTAACGTGCTGTGAGTGTGGCTCGACAATAGAATACACAAGAGCAGAGACTATCAACTGTCACATCTATTGTCCGATATGCAACACATTTTTATGGGCTGTTCCAACAGTGCCGAAAAGGTATAAGGATAGTAATGAGACCGAAGATGTATCTACTGTGGATGCTGTTGAGGTAGTAAGATGCAAAGATTGTAAACGTTTTGAGCCTAGCGACAGAAACAATGAATACGGTAATTGCTCGTATCATTTGTCGCTGGCATACAGTACTGACTTTTGTTCATGGGGGTTAAGGATAGATGAGTAATAACTATTTTGATTATTCAATATCTTGGGGATATATCGTGTCAAGAATGGAGTCGCTTTATGGTATATCTCCTACCGACGATGAAAAGAGGGCGTTTGGTGACATAGAAAAAAGGATGAATTATATATGGCAAGAATACTTTTCCGTAATATATTCCCAAGAATTCGGCGCGAAAAGAGAATGATGCGCTTTGTGAGGGAAATGATGAATGAATACCATTTCAGAAACGAGACTTGAACAGGCGTGTAAGAAGATCGTTATTGCTAACGGAGGATTGTATTGGAAGTTCGTATCTCCCAGTTTTACCGGAGTGCCTGACCGCATATGTCTATTTCCAAACGGAATTATTGTTTTTGTGGAATGGAAGAGACCTGGACGATTAGATGGCTTATCAGAGAAACAGAAGAAAGCTGCCAGGCTCCTGAAGCAGAGAGGATTTAATGTGCTGGTGGTTGATGACGCAGACGTTTTCAGTAGATGCATTGAGGAGATCATCGGATGATTTATAAACCATATCCTTATCAGGAATACTGTATCGACCGTATCCTTAGGCAAAAGGAGATAGCCTTGTTCTTGGATATGGGATGGGGGAAAACAGTCATCACTTTAACAGCTGTTCAGAAACTTATGTATGATTACTTTTCTGTGGCAAGAGTCCTGGTCATTGCGCCGCTGGAACCTGCAAAGAATGTATGGCCGGCAGAGTTAAAGAAGTGGGATCATCTGTCGGATCTTACCTTCGTACGGATCATGGGTGACGTTAAAGCACGAAGAGCTGCAATACAGGCTGATGCGGATATCTATATCATCAACCGGGAGAATGTTCAGTGGTTAGTAGATGAGGTAGGGAAGAAATGGAAGTGGGATATGGTAGTAATCGATGAACTGTCTTCCTTCAAAAATTCAGCATCAAAACGGTTCAGAGCTTTAAAGAAAGTACGTAAGTATATCGAGCGTATCGTAGGGCTTACCGGAACACCGGCAGCAAACGGATTGATGGATCTGTGGCCGCAGGTATTTCTTCTGGATGGCGGTAAGGCGCTGGGCCGAACGATAACATCTTACAGACAATCATTCTTTTATCCAGGGCAAAGAGGTCCTGCAGGTGTTGTATATGATTGGATGCCGAGAGAAGGAGCTAAAGAGCAGATCTTCAATAGAATATCCGGTCTTTGTATCAGTCTTCCGCAGGAGCTTCTGAAAACTATCCCTGAAACAACTTATATCAATAGAACGGCTCATCTTACTCCTGAATTAAAAGCTGCTTATAAGCGGTTCAGGCAGAGTTTGGTCCTTAATGAAGAAGTGACTGCCGCAACGGCTGCGGTCCTTGCAAATAAGTTATTACAGTTTTCATCAGGCGCAGTTTACACTGATACATCTGAGGTGCAGAAAATACACACGCTTAAGGATGAAGTGGTTGAGCAGCTGATAGAGGAAGCGAACGGAAATCATGTTCTGATCTTTTATACATATAAACATGAGAAAGATAGGCTGATGAAGTTGTTCCCTACTGCAGTAAGCATTAAAGATAAAGATGCGATAGAGAGATGGAACAGAGGTGAGGTACCTATTCTTATCGCGAATCCTATGTCTGCAGGGCACGGACTGAATCTTCAGTTCGGAGGGCATATCATAATCTGGTACGGACTTACTTGGGATCTTGAATTGTATCAGCAGGCAAACAAGAGATTATCCCGTCCGGGACAGGAGCATTGTGTAACTATTTATCATATCGTTGTTGAAGAAACGCTGGAGGAACGTATTGTGGACTCGGTCCTAAAAAATAAAGCGCTGCTGCAGAACGAACTGCTTGAGTTTGTGAAGGAGGGGCTATGAATAATGAAGTAAAGGCATTTCTTAGCCAGGCGCAACGTATAAGAGCAATGATACGAGTAAAGCAGGAACGTCTGCAGGGGTGGCAGGATCTTGCGACAGCAATATCTAATCCTTTAGACGGAAACGGTTCAAATCCATCAAGAGATGTTAAGAAGCTGGAGCGGTATATGTCTGAGATCCTGGATCTTGAAGGGCAGATACAGAATGATATCTATCTTCTGATTCAGTTAGAGTCAAATATTGAGGCGTTGATAAAAGGTGTTGGTGATCCCGTACAGCAGACGATTCTGGAGATGAGATATCTTAAAGGAATGTCATTTATTGAGATATCGTTAAGGGTCAATTACTCATACAGATGGGTGCTCGAACTGCACAAACGAGCGTTGGATGAGATTGGAAAAGAGTGCACATCACTTCACATTTGTACATGATAAAATGCTAATGTCAGGAATTGGATATTGAGTTAATGTGTCTCTTCCTCCTAAAGAGCAGCGCTGGATGTTTTCAGAACTCGTTTTTCATCCGGCGCTTACACTCAATATGACTGATACAATGATATTTTTCTATCCATACATCCTTTCAGCAAAGAGTCCTGTCTGCTGGTAACAGATAGGGCTTTTTGCTGTTGCTAAATATATTATGAGGGAGGTTCCCGGCAACAAATGCAGATAAGTGAAAAGAGTCTGGCGAACCTTAAGCCCTACACAAGCGAGAACCCGCTTAGCAGTGAGCAAGCAAAGATAAGAGGCTCTGCTGGTGGTAAGAAGGCCGCGGAGAGTAAAAAGCGCAAAAAACAGTTGAAAGAAGCCTATGAAGAGTTGGCCGGTATGAAAGTGTCGGACGATATCGCCGAAAAGCTTCTAACTGCTTTAGGGCAGAAAAAGAAGAAAGCTCTGGATGTTCCGGAGGCTATCATGCTTGCCCAGATCGTCGAAGCGCTGAACGGGAACTCGAAAGCAGCTACATTTATCAGAGACACGATTGGAGAGAAGCCGATAGAGAAAGTAGCTATGGCTGAGATAGATCCGTCGGTCATCACTGAAGTGGAGAGTCTGATTTATGACACGGAATGAGGCTGTTACGTTCCTGATAACACAGCCCTATAAGCTTGGTCATCTTCTCGGTTTTACGAAACTGACAGAGCTGCATAACGAGTGGATCATTGACATGGTCAAAGGCCGTGATGATTCCACGCTGCAAGCGCATAGAGGTTCATATAAGACGACATGCGTTTCAATAGCATTATCACTTATCATCGTCCTGTTCCCTAATGACAGGACGTTTTTCTTGCGCAAAACTGACACTGATGTTAAAGAGATCCTGAACCAGGTTCAGAACATTCTTTCCAGTTCTGTTATGCGTTATTTTGTTCTGTGCATTTACGGTGTAGCCCTCGATTTTACCGTAAGCAACTCGAATGAACTGCTGACGAATCTATGCCAGGATGCTAAAGGTGCGTCTCAGCTGACAGCGCAAGGCATCGGCGGATCAATAACTGGTAAACATTATGACAGGATCTTCACAGACGACATAATCAACAAAGAGGACCGCGCATCTAAAGCAGAGAGGGATAAGACCAAGCTTACATATCAAGAACTTCAGAACGTCAAAAACAGAGGCGGTAGGATTTATAATACCGGAACACCCTGGCATCCTGATGATGCTTTCACTCTGATGCCGACGCCTAAGAAGTTTGACGTATATTCAACCGGCCTGATTTCAAAAGAGGAACAGGAAGAGCTACGCTCTAAAATGACAGCTTCGCTTTTTGCTGCTAACTATGAATTGCGGCACGTTGCTTCAGAAGATGTTCTTTTCTTCAATCCTCAGACAGAGGGTGATCCGACCAAGGTCTTACATGGTATAGATCATATCGATGCGGCTTACGGCGGTGATGATTTCACGGCTTATACCGTTTGCAATGTCGTGGATGGCAAATACTACATCTTCGGAAAGCTATGGCATAAGCATGTAGATGACTGCTTAGAGATGATCTACAAATATCATTCCGACATGCTGGCCGGAAGACTATACACAGAGGACAACGGTGATAAGGGTTATCTCGCAAAAGAGATCAGACGGCGCAGTCCGATCCGGGCATTCACTTATCACGAGAATATGAACAAATACATCAAGATCACGACTTACCTGAAAGCTGCTTGGAAAGACGTGATCTTTGTTAAAGGTACAGATATCGAATATATAAACCAGATTTGCGACTACACGGAAGAAGCTGAACACGACGATGCGCCTGACAGCGCAGCTTCTGTATTACGATTACTTTGGAGAAAAACAGCATGAGCTTTTTCAACAGACTGGCAGCAAGAACTACTGTGCTGGTCAACAGAATTGCAGAACAAGTATTTGATCTTGGGAAAATAGATGAGGAGCAGACACGGTCAGTCGTAGACCGGTGTCTTGAAGCATATCACGGTACACCTGACTGGATCCTTCCTGGATCGCCTGAACAGTCCATCAACTTCACAAAGACCATATGTGAAGAGCTTGCAAGACTGACCACGATGAATATCAAGATCAGCGTGGACGGAAGCCCAAGAGCAGACTGGCTTAGTGAACAGATCCATTTGTCAGACAGACAGTATCGCAGATGGGTCGAGCTCGGCTGTGCGGCCGGTCTGGTGATCGTCAAGCCCAATGGAGCGACAATAGATCTTTATCTTCCCGGTCAGTATTTGATCGTTAAAGCTGTATCTGGAGAGATCACGGAGATCGTATTTCAGGATGTCCAGAGAGTCAAAGATACTTACTATACAAAACTTGAATATCATAAGCGAGTTGATGGGAAATACACAGTACAGAATAGATGTTTCATATCAAAAAGCAAAGGCAATATCGGAGATCCTATCGACATCAAGGACACACCGTGGAGTGATCTTGCTGAAGATGTTCTGATCGAGAATGTTGATCATAACCTGTTCGGATCCTTCTTCATGCCGTCAGTCAATAACGACAATCTTGATTCTTGCGTCGGTCTGCCTGTTGTGGCTAACTGTCTTGTTGAACTTGAAGGTTTGGACAATGCTTTCTATCTGCTGAAAGATGAGATCGATGACAGCCAGAGAATAGTCATGCTTGACTCTGACAGACTGATGTATGGAGCCACTGCTCAGGTACCGCCAGCGACATTTGAACAGGCTCAGCAGATCGTTGAAATGTCGGGTTTGCCGAAGTACGTCAAACTGGTCGAAGGATCCACATCGATCGAAAATGAAATCTATCACGAGATCAATCCGAACTTGAATACTGAGACCCGAATCAAGGGCATCAATAACTATTTATCACAGATCGGGTTCAAGACAGGCTTTTCTAATGGCTATTTTGTTTTTGATCAGAAAACAGGCATGATAACGGCTACGCAGGTCGAGTCTGATGACAGACGAACCATTCAGACTATCAACGATATCCGCAGACAATTCAGAGCTTGTATCGATGAATTGGTCTATGCGCTGAACGCTTTTGCAGATGCTTATGGCTTAGCTCCTCGCGGTGAATATGAGATCGCTTATGAGTTTGACGATATCACGCTGAATGAGGAAGAAGATAGAGCTAGATGGTATGGCTACGTTCAGGCGAATCATGTTCCGTTCTGGTACTATCTTGTAAAATTTGAAGGTTATTCTGAAGATGAAGCGAAAGAACTGGAGGAGTTGGCACAGGTAAGTGTGCCCCTCTATCCTGAGGAAGAATAATGTTAGACCCTAATGAGATCATTAAGCTATCGGAACGCTCAGAGATAGTTGCTGCAGAGCTTCAGGAAGAGATCGTCAAAGACATCTGTGAAAGAATAGCTCTTCGCTTAGGGCGCGGTGATGACTACATCCTGACCGCACGAGACAAATGGCAATTGGAAGTCCTTAAAGATGCGGGCTATCTTGTAGATGATCTCATCAAGATCATAGCTAAGAAAACTGGCGTAACTGTAAAAGAAATGAGAAAAGCTTTTGCAGAAGCAGGAGTTTCTTCAACAAAATTTGATGATCTTACGTATGAACGAGCAGGTCTGCCCGTGATCCCTATTCAGCAGTCTCCGGCTATGATCAGACTGCTTGAGAGAGGAATGAATAAAACCTTCTCGGAATGGAAAAACTACACAGGAACCACTGTTCGTGCAGCATATGAATTATATGTAAAAGAATGTGACAAGGCCTACAACAATGTTTTATCAGGCCACATGACATACGGGGAGGCAGTTAAAATAGCTTTAGACGCGGCTTCATCAAAAGGCGGGGTCGTTGAATACCCATCAGGTCACATAGATACCTTAGAGACAGCCACTTATCGAGCTGTCCGGACAGGGATCTCTCAAGCTTGCTCTGATGTTACATCGGTCAGAGCAGCAGAGAATGGGATCACTTTATTCATCACATCTTCGCACCTTGGAGCCAGGCCTACTCATGAACCTTGGCAGGGCAAAGTGTTCTGGGTCGACTGGGATCTTCTTTCAGCTGCTTTAGGGATCACTTATGAGAACCCAAATACTGCATCCATTAACGAAAAAGCGAAGTATGATGAATTCGTAAAAACCACAGAGATCGGTACCGTAACCGGATTGTGTGGCGCAAACTGCCGTCATTCTTATGGACCTTATATTGAAGGGATCTCCCACAACCCATATACTCAATTTGACTCTGAAGAGAACAGAAAACGCTATGAAGCAGAACAGACCCAAAGATCTTTCGAAAGAAGAATACGAAAGCAAAGACGTAAAGTCGAGGGCCTTAAAGCTGGTCTCAAAGAAATGGATCCAAGCGTGGCAAACGAGACACGGGATCAGCTCAAAAAAGAGCAAGCCAAACTGAATGATCTTCAGAGACAATACAAAGAATACAGCGAGGATCAAGGTCTGAAGGTTCAAACAAACAGGCTTGAGATTGCTTCAATGCAGCAAGATGTATCAGGCTATGATGATAGAATCTCTGATGTGGGTCTTACACTTTTGGATGATAAAGCTTCGCAAATTAGAGATTATTCTGGTGATAATTGCAGTAATGATTTTATTGCTCGTGAACACAGGGAACGTGGAGAGGAAAACATATATCCGGCCCCAAGAGATAAGAATAGTGAAATCCGAGAAACTCCCTGGCTTGCTTTTGAAGGAGCAGAGCCAATAAAGCTAAAAACAAAAGATGCTTATTCTGAACTTAGCCAAGAGTTAATGACTTATGGTATGGGTTCAAGAATACAGATATTGATCAAGTATGATAAAACCAATCCCGCTGTTAAAGAATTAGGTTATGATCCAGGAGATCACACAATAATGGGGAAAAACAATAAAGGGATTATTCAATTTATTGAAACGAGTATTGGTGCTTCTGGGGCAGAGTCTATATTTGAGATTGCAAAACCGGAAGATATTCGGTATTTTAGAGTAGACGATAAAGAATTCACTGATTTAGCCGAAAAGTGCATTGAGAGGCGATAATGATCACGTTTGAGCAAGCACAGAATATTGCTGTGAAATTTATAGATGAGCTGAACAAAACAGCTCCATGCCACTTTTTTATAGATCCAGAAACAGATATCGTTGAAAACGATGAGGTATACGCTTTCGGAGAATTTTATTATGATGAAGCCGGTGAGAAGCGACGTCCTATCGGGAGTAGTATTTATACTATCAATAAAGAAAACGGAATAATAGGTGAAGCTATACTTTCACCTATGTTTCCTAATTTATCTATTAAAGGACTACACCCTGTAAAATAAAATTTTATGATGTTATATGGACGACGAGAAATATTATGGGGATACATCAGATTTATATAAACGTCTGAAGTATCGTGAAGATCTTGAAGATTATAAAAAAGAGGTAGTTAAAGCATGCTTGAATTTCTTCAAAATGAAGTAGATCCAGTTTTATCTGAATTTGAGCATAAATTGTATGAAATAAACACTCAAAATGACTTTGATGCTTTTTTAGAATACCAAAAAGAACTATTAAGCAATCCAGCGCTTACAGAACGACAGCGTCAGGGCATTAGAAGAATGAGTGAAAGCCTTTACATGCTTGGCTTTGATTTTAAGAGGAAGTAACGTGGGAATAATATCTATTGTTTTTTCAGCAATTAGTTATGAAGAATTAGTATCACTTTCAAAAGAATATCGTGAACTGACTGGGAACCCGTTGCCATCTTTCAATTATTATGATTATGAAACAGCAGAAGAGTATGCGGAGCACTTTCCTAATATTTGGTCTGAATACCAAAAACTATTTTAGAGGGAAATTATGGCACGAGAAGATGACTATATAACTGCTTTTTTTAAAGAGCATCGAGAAGAAATCGACAAATTAAAAGAAGAATATGAAAAAGAAGGAAAGATCGTTCCAGGTAATACTTTTGAAGAGGTTTCAAGTTTAGAGGAATGGCTTGAAATGCTGAGACGAAAAGAAGAACAATCGCCATTGTTAGATTTGTTCTATTAAAAGCATGATCATAATTTAAACGCCACTTTCGGGTGGCGTTTTTTATGTGATAAATTACCACGCCTGAGGTTAAAAGGGCAGAATCCACTATCGGAGACAAACCGATTAACAAATATCTGTAAGGAGGATAAATCATGCAGAACATTCAAGAATTACTAAAAGCCATCGGATTGGAGATCCCGGCAGACAAAGCAGACGACTTCAATAAGAGTTTCTCAGCCAACTATAAAACAGTGGCAGAGTTTGACAAAAAAGTACAGAAGTTAGAGGTCGAAAGGGATAGCTACAAAGATCAATTCGAGAAAGCTGATAAAGCTTTGAAGGGCTTTGATGGGGTCGATTTGGAAAGCATGAAAACACAGCTTGCCAACTACAAAAAAGAGGCCGAAGACGCCAAAAAAGATTATGAGGCAAAGATCGCTGAAAGAGACTTCAACGATGCTCTCAAAATCGAGCTTGAGAATGTGAAATTCAGTTCAAGCTATGCAAAGCGCGCGGTCGAGAATGAGATCAGAACAAAGGGTCTCAAAATGGAAGGTGGCAAGATCTTAGGGCTGAAAGATCTTATCGATCAGATCAAAGAACGAGATGCTGACGCTTTTGCGCCTGAAAATGAAAAGCAATCAGCAAAGTTTACTGCTCAGAAGTCCACAGTGGGACACAACACAAAGCAGTACAAATCTCGTGAGGAGATCATGGAGATCAAAGATAGTGAAGCCCGTCAGGCTGCAATCGCAGCAAATTTAAATCTATTTAATTAAGGAGAATTTATTCATGGCAGCAATTGAAAACACCACGACCACTGCCCAGATCGATGCTTCTATTCGTGAGATAGATTTCGTTTCTCGTTTCCAGAGAAACTGGGATCTCCTCCTTCAGATCATGGGCATTACTCGTCCTATTAGAAAAGCACCTGGCACAAAGCTTGTTGGTTCAACAGCTACAGTAACACTTGAGAGCGGCGCAGTCGATGAAGGCGACCTCGTACCGTTCTCCCTCGCAGAAGTCAACCCAGTTGAGTACGCTGACCTTACACTTGAGAAATATGCTAAAGCAACAACAGCCGAAGCTATTCTGAAGTATGGTTATGCAGTAGCAATTGAGAAGACAGACGCAGCTTTCCTCAATGCTCTTACCAAGAACATTCAGGACAGATTCTACACATATCTCAACGAGGCAGTTGGCGTTCTTGAACCCGACGCTGATCCAGCAACATTCCAGGCTGGACTTGCAAAAGCTAAGGGCCTTGTTGTTGAAAAATTCCAGGAGCTTTCTCTTGATGCAACAGAAGTCGTAGCTTTCGTCAATACAATGGACGTCTATGACTATCTCGGCGGAGCTGATATTACTATTCAGAGCCAGTTTGGCTTCCAGTACATTAAGGACTTCATGGGCTTCAGAACAGTATTCCTCTGCCCCGACAGTGCAGTCGCAGCTGGAACGATCTTCGCTATTCCAGTTGACAACCTTGTTCTTTACTATGTAGATCCTTCTGATGCAGAATTTGCACGCGCAGGACTGTCTTACCGTACAGTCGGTGAAGGTTCTCCGAACCTGATCGGTGTTCATGTCGAAGGCAACTATGGCCGCGTACAGTCTGAGATCAGCGCTATCCTCGGTATGGCTCTCTGGGCAGAGTATGTCAACGGCATCGCAAAGGTAGAATTCGGCGAGTAAGACTTTGAGAGGTGATCATGGCTTATCTTGATTATTCAGATTATCTGAAATATTATCCAGAAACTGCGGATTTTGCGAAATATGAGTTTCAAGCGGAACTGTATCTCAATAAATTTACTACTGGCATTGATAATGTAAAGAAGCTCAAGGTCGCCTTTCCGACTGACGAGCAAGACGCAGCCGCAGTAAAGTATTGCGTCGCGCAGTTGGTCAATACTTTGATCGAGATAGATCAAGCATCAAAAGGACTCGGCTTTACAGCTGACGCTAATGGCATTCATGGGCCTCTGGCATCAATCAGCTCCGGCACAGAATCAATGTCTTTTGCAACAGGTTCGAATGGATCCTTTATCGTAGAAGCTTCACGTAGCGCATCAGCTAAAAACGGACTGATAAGTGATATCATACGAAACTGCTTGTCAGGTATTCCTGACAGCAATGGGGTAAATCTTCTCTATATGGGAAGATACCCTCTTTGGCTGGTGAAAAAAGAGGTGCCGGATGTACATTGACACGATCACTTTATTCAACCGTGACGCAGCAAACGGACTTTGGTACCCAACTGTTATGCAGAATGTAGATCTCAATGCGGACAGAGGTGCAATCATGGCAACGTTTGGGGCAAATGCTACCGATACAGCTCAGTTGCATGTCAGGTATCACCAAGAAAACGGATGTCTCAAGGTAGGCCGAAAAACATATCTAGAACCAAATCGATTCGCGGCAATCGTTGATAAAAGTAAATACTTTACATTTGCTTTCGGGCAAGAAAATGGAGATCTGGCATTCGATTTTTTCATAAAAGGAAAATACGATGAAGCCGTGATCGACGACGATGATTACGATGAATATGATGGATTCTACAATTACATGAACGCTACACGGGACAACGTTTTTGCGGTTACTTCTTGTGCGATCTATAGTGTTATTCCGCACTTTGAGGTTTTAGGCAGATGAGCGGATCCAGGGATTTTAATCTGTATGTGAAAAAGGAAGTTATTGAAGATACATTGAAACAGCTTCCTAAAGCTCAGTACTGGCTTGACAGTCAGATATGGGAAGACATGAAACCTTATATGCCTATGGAAACCGGAGCTTTTCAGAATCTGGTGGGACTGCGCAATGCGTCTTTAGCCGGTACCGGGCAGGTCTGCGTATATGCAGGACCATCAGGGCGTTTTCTCTATTACGGCAAAAAGATGAAGAATGCCAAGACCGGAAAAGGTCCGAGACCGATCCCAATAGGCGGGGGAATAGTGATCTTCCGCTGGCCGTATCTTTCACGCCTGATTGCAACAGAAGAACCATTAACATACTCAAATCCAATGGCTCAGCCCGAATGGGATGAAGTAGCTAAAAGAGATCACTTTACAGAATGGCAGGAAGGAGTGAGAAAGATCTTAAATGGCAGATGATCAGAATATCACACTAGACGTGGCAGGATATGACATAATCACCGAAGCTTTGATGGTCTTATTGAATGAATATCCGGCTCTTTCGAATAATGAGAAGATCGCTTTTGCTACTCTAAGTGAAAACCAGGGGAAAGCTATGTTTCCTCAAGGCGGAGCGGTCATTATGGATGAACGGAGTGACATTCTCGGGCGCGTCCGGCAGACTTGTCAATATCCCTTTTACATGGTTTACCGTGCTGGAGGGTTGACATCAGCTCGAAAGCAGAAGGTCAAAGAATGGCTTGATGATCTTGGCAGATGGCTTGAAGGTCAAACTATCACGGTTGGCGAAACACCTTATACGCTTGATCAATATCCCGAACTGACAGACGGGAGAAAATTCAGAACTATTCAGCGGGCTTCTGTCGCTGCGCTGAACAATATAAACAGTAATAATACAGAAGACTGGGCTATAGCAATTACGGCTCGGTATACTAATGAATTCAAGAGGTTATAGAATGGCAGATTTAACTTTCCTTACAACTAGCGGAGAAACTGTCAAGAGAGAACTGCTTATCGCATATCTGCACACGAGCAATACTGGTTCAAATCCTACCACTCCAGTATGGTCTCCGATTGGTTCCCGTGTTACAGATTCTTCTGAGGAGCTCGACTGGTCAGAAGATTCTAGCACCGATATTCTCGGTGTCACACGCACGACCATGAAGAAGCCCGTGATCACGCAGACATTCGACCCGTGGGATCTTGACGGAGGCGACGCAGCTATTCTGAAGATCTGGAACTTGGCAATCAAGGATCAGGACTACAGTGCTCTCGCAGCTCAGGACGTACTTATCGTTCACTGCTATGCGGGCGCTTCAACTTCAGCTATGTTCGCTGAAAGATACGAAGCCTGCGCAATAAGACCGACTGGTCTTGGCGGTGAAGGCGGCGGCGTTGTTGGAATGCCTATTGACATCACATATGGCGGAAAGCGTACCGTTGGTACTGCTTCAATTAGCGCTCAGGGTGCTGTCACATTCTCAGCAAGCGCATAACGAAGAAATAGGCCCCGCTCTGGGGCCTACTTTTGTTAGGAGGAAGATATGAAAGAGCTCAATATTGATACTGGGTTAGTTACATATAACTTGAACGATGCAGTACAAGTTACTTTCAACCCTACGGATCTCGTTTTTGGCGAAAAGCTGTTCAATATATTTGATCAGCTAGATGCTAAGCAGAATGAATATCTGGAAAACATCAAAGCAAAAAAAGACAACAGAGAACTGTTCGAATATGGACGACAGTTAGACAAAGAAATGCGCGACTATTTGTTCACTTTATTTGATATGGACATAGTGACTCCGTTGATCGGCGATATTAGCGTCTACGCTCTTGCTGATGGTATGCCTATATGGGCGAACATACTGACAACGCTCGTCGACGAGATGGATAGCGCAACGACTAAGAACAACGAACTTAGCAAAAAACGTATTGCGAAATATACAAAAAAATACACCAGATGATAAACTACAGACTTCCCAAAAGCGTCGAGATAGCGGGTACAGAATACAAGATCAGGTCTGACTACAGAGCAATCTTGGACATCTGTTGTGCTATGAACGATCCCGAACTCGAGCCGTCTGATGTTGTGATTATTGCGCTCCAAATCTTTTACGAAGATTATGATCAGATCCCACTAGAAGATTGGAGAGAGGCAATAGATAAGTGCTTCGAATTTATCAACATAGAAGAAGACCACGGCCCCAAAAGGCCGAAATTGGTTGACTGGGAGCAAGACTTTCCGTACATCGTCGCTCCTATCAACAGAGTAGCAGGAACAGAGATCAGAGACCTTGAATATCTGCATTGGTGGACGTTCGTGTCTTACTACTATGAGATAGGCGGGGACTGTACTTTTGCGCAGATAGTTTCTATCAGAGACAAATTAGCAAGAGGCAAAAAACTGGACAAGCAAGATAGGGAATGGCTGAGAAATAATAATCACTTGGTGCAGTTTAAGAATAGATATTCAACAGCCGAAAAAGAGCTGTTGGAGCAGTGGGGAATAAAGCATGGCGGAAAATGAGAAACTTATAAACACCAAGATAAATGTAAATACCACTGAAGCTGAAAAACAGATAGCTAGGTTGACAAAGCAAGTCGACGAGCTTGACAAGAAAATAGAAAAGAAGAAATCGGTCAGGGCTGGATCCTATGAATATCTCGAAGATTTGAGAGAGCAGGCCAGACAGCTTGACAAGAATAGCGAAGAATACAAAAGGCTCGCTGAAGCTATGGACACTTTGGGCGAAGAAATGCAACGCTTTGAGGACGCCGAAGGCATTACTGCTATGACAGAGCAGCAGGAAGCTCTTGTTCAGCAGATCATGCAGATACGAGAAGGCGAAGCGGAGATCGCGGCCAACACTCAGGAGGCTGCAAACAACACCGAGCGTGAAGCCGAAGCGAGTGAGGATGTGGCTGAAGGAACAGCAGAGGCCGCGACTAATACTGAAAAGACAAAAAAAGAAGCGAAGAAAGCCAAGTCTGAGTTTGAGAAGATGGGAGATAGGATCACTCGACTTGTGAAGAATATCTTTTTCTTCAGCCTGATTAGTAAAGCGTTGAGATCGATTCTGTCATACTTTGGTGAGGTTTTGAATGCTAATGCTGAATGGGTGAGGGCCACAAATGAATTGAGAGGCGCTTTCCAGACACTAGCAATACCTTTAGTCAATGCGGTATTGCCTATACTGTTGACTATTCTTCAGGTAATTACTGCAATCATATCTCATATCGCGAGTGCGATTGCTTTGTTCTTTGGGACTACACTTTCAGACAGCGCAAAGTCCGCTCAGAAGATAGGAGCGGGCATGGCTACTGGTGCAAAGAACGCTGAGAAAATGAAGAAGTCACTAGCGGGCTTTGATCAGCTCAACGTTCTGAACGACAATGATACATCAGGTGGCGGAGGCGGTGGCGGAGGCATAAAAGCAGGTGGAGCATCTTACGACTTTGTGAATGGTATCAAAGACAAGATACTACAGATCGAAGCTATTGCTTTGGGCGCTATGCTTGCACTTGGACTGCTATTGTTATTCTTCGGAGGGCCAAAACAGTGGCCTCTCGCACTTGGTTTGATAGCGGCCGGTCTTTTGGGAATAGTTGGTCTGGTCAACTCATCAGATATAACGCCTGAGCTAAAGCAAAAGATATTAGATATTATGATGATCGCCTCGACGTGCGCACTAGCTTTAGGCCTGATTCTGTTATTGACTGGTGCAAACGTACCGTTAGGACTTGGCTTGATAGTGGCAGGTGCCGCTGGTATGGCGGCTGTCATAGCAGGATCCGATTGGCTGCAGAACTGGATCGGCAGATTCAAAGAAACGCTTGAAAATATCCAAACCAACTTCCATAAAGCAGTTGAGGCCTTGAAGAAGTGGTGGGCTGGTTGGAAAAAGAAATTCAGCGATGAATGGAACAACTGTAAAGAGAACTTCAAGAAGGGCGTCGCGGCTATAAAACAATGGTGGGCTGATACTGTAGAGCGGATCCAAAAAGCTTGGCAAACAGTATGCCAGAAAGTCAAGAATGCTTGGGACGCAACAAAAGCCTTCTTGCAGTCAAAAATGGATGCGATCAAAACATACTTTTCTACCAAGTTTACGAACATCCAAACAAAAGTAACTGAAGTATGGAACAAGATAAAAACCGGTGCATCTGACTTAGGAAACAAGCTGAAGTCATATATCGGCGACAAGGTAGATGATGTCAAAAAGAGATTTGAGAATGTTAGCACTACGGTGAACAATCTCAAGGATAAAGCTACAGTAGTTTTCAGCGCGATCAAGCAAGCGATGGAAGGTGACTTTCTCGGTGCTATCAAAACGATACAAGACGGATTTACGACAGCGGCGAGTGATGTCAGCGGTATCGAATCTGCAGCTGAAAGTCTTGGTGATGAGTTGAATGACGTCTTTGGTAAGAAGTATTCACTTGATATTGAAACGAACGAGATTCGTAACATTACGACGAATATAACTGAAGCATGGGCGCCGAATGGGAAGTACAAAGTCTCAGCAATGGCGTCGGGTGGTGTTATTCCACCAAACAGAGAATTCCTGACCTTGCTCGGTGATAACAAAACAGAAGCTGAGGTTGTCAGCCCGATCTCTACAATGCAGCAAGCCATGGTGCAAGCTCTTGAGCAGACGGGATATTCAGGAGGCGGACAGACTATTCAGGTCAATGTAGATGGCCGTAAATTGTTTGATGTTATGGTCAATCAGAATAACAGCGCGGTGCGCCGTACTGGCACAAGCCCGCTCCTTGTATGAGGTGAGATATGGCAACGATAACAATAGGATCCTACAACATGCCTGAACCTAAAAAACTCACGGTCAAACTGCAAGATCTAGACTCTGCAGAAACGGGAAGAAATCAAAGCGGGTATCTGTTTCGCGACCGTGTGAGAGGTGGAGCATCTGCAGCGCGCGTTCTGTCGATCGAAACTATGCCCCTGACCAACTCAGAAATGTCATCACTTCTGACTGCAATCGGCGGTGCGAGTTTTTCCGTCACATATCCTGATCCTTATACGGGAGCAAACAGAACTGGGACATTCTATGTCGGCGATAGATCTATGCCGATACACAGTATCGATGGCTCTACGAAATACTGGGAAGGGTTCTCGTTTGACTTGATTGAATTCTAAGGAGGCGAAATGTACTACGGAGTAACGACTGCGTTTCATGATGCTTGCAAAGCTACTACGCGTGACATTTATACCAAGTGCGAAGTGATCAACGGCAATAGCACGATCACGATGTACGGCGCAGGCTCAAGTGGTGAGATCATTTCTATGGAGTGGGATAACGTCGCGTCCTCTCAGGAAGGGTTTCAAATTGGGACGTTCTGCATGGACGAAATACCACCCCATAACGACGACTGTTTCACTGCTGAATAAGGAGATACATCCGTACATCGGCGTCGACGTTAGCGGCACCGTTACTTATGTACCTCTTGGCATCTTCTATGTGACTAACGTCGAGACGGAAGATGATGATAAGACGTTTAGCATTACTGCTTACGATGGAGCTATAAAATTCGCTGGGAAATTTTACGCCGGCGATATTGGTGTTACTTTCCCGATCTCAGCGTGGAATTTGCTCATGGCAATAGTGCACCACTTTGGTTTTGCAGTAGTGTATGAAGAATATGTAAATACGTTAAAGACTTCTGACAGCTATACCTTGTATTCCTCAGATGCAAGACTATTGGTACATCAGAATGTAACGGCAAACAAGAACGTGATCATAAACGAACCCTTCGAAGGAACGTACAGAGATTACGTTGGTTGGATAGCAGGACTGCTCGGCAGGGTAGCTCACTTTGACAGAGAAGGAAATCTATTCATACGACGCTATCTGTCAACGGGCTTTACCATTGGAAGAGATGTTCAGCATTTAGGCGGTGCAAGAATCAATTACAATGGCGCAGTTACTTACACGAGCATCATAAGCGGCACGGCTGAGAATCCAGTGTACCCGACTGCATATAGTGGAAATGCTATTTCGTACACGAACCCATATATCACTCCTGAGGAATTGGATCTAGTATGCGAGCAAGTAGTCGGGGAGAATGGGCTTACTATCACGCCTTGCGAAGTTACATGGCGCGGTGATCCTGCTTTGGATGTGGCTGATATTGTCAATGTAAAGGACAAGGATAACAACAATACAACCGTCTACGTTATGGAGAGAGTTGTGACGATTACTGGTGGCATGACTGAAGTACTGCATTGTTACGGCAGAACTGAAACGATGCAGAACCTTGATCAAGCCCCCTCTACTTCGCAGCTAATTCAGGTCTCCCAAGAATTCCGTAACCTCGCTGATTTGGTCAACAACACCAAAGGTACATTCAAGTTTATTGAAAACACAAATGGAACGAATGGCGGTTTTGTTATATATGAGGACGAGTCATCATCGTGGTTGCGATGCACGGCAGGCGGTTTGGGAATCTCCGCTGACGGCGGTTTGACCTATACAAATGCAATAACCAAGAACGGCGTCGTCGCTTCACAGTTGAGCGTGTACAAGAGCGGCGAGGAGATACTTGGTGTCAAATATTTGGATTACGCCAGTCGATCAGAATTATCGATGAGCAATGTCGGTGATTACTATCCCAGTGTATTTATCTCCGCAGGAAGAAACGGGAGCAATAACGGCGGATTTGGGGGTATTACACTTCAGGATCCTCGGCAGAACGGTTCTGGTTCTATTCAGATCGACTTATCTTACCCTGATGCTACTTCTGAGTGTTCGAGGTCTAGCATCACGATGTATAGTAATCGCCCGAGCAGTAACTATAACCGTATTATTCTGAATGTGGCCGACACCACAAGTCGAAGCTTCGCAGAAATAGGTATTCGCGACATCAGTACGGGCGAAGAAATGATCGGCATGGAAGATTCAAATGGCACGCCTCAGATGTACGTGAAGAGTGGGAATACGTTTAGAGTATTGACGCTCAAGCACGTCAGTATTGGTGGTACATATTACTATTTCTTAGGAGAGCAAGCATGATACTGACAGAGAAAGAAGTTGAAGCCATCTTGGTCACTTTACAAGGAATTGAAGTGCACGGCTTTGACAATCTAGACAAAGTAATGGCGCTTATTCAGTTTTTCAGAAACAAGCAGAAAGAAAGTGAGGTAAACGATGGCTGATTATCAACTTACGCAGACTGGTGCTCAGGTTCAGGCGATATTAGATACGATATTTGGAAGAGAATGGGACTATCAATTCATAAACAATATAACTGACCTTGGCTTATCATCTGGGGCAACATTGAATGACATTTGTACCAATATGCCCGCTAACTCGATAGGCATAATCGATGCTAGTACTGTTTCGGGAAATGACAGACCAACTCAGTACGCGACAATGCTAATAATAAAACTTGGCTCCTCTCTTACAAGATTGGTCTTGCTATGTTTTAGCAGAGCGGACGGCGCGGTGTGGTTGTGTTCCGGTGATGATGTGGCCTCACCTAATTGGAGAAGGATGGCAGTTGGGGGTGGCAACGTACCAGAGGGCTTCAAAATCAACGGAAGGAAAGTGCCATCGATCTTTACTAAGTCATACTCTGGAACAACGGATAGCAATGGGTATCTAACCACCGACTTGGGCAATGGCACCTATGTTCCTTTTATGGGTAGGTCAAGTACCACCGACCATGTTGTTGAGTTTTCAACGGGGTCGTCGGTCTGGTATATGCACATCATAAAGAACAACGCAAACGTAGCTAATACATCTGTGACAGTAAATGTTTGGTATTTTGACTACAACACGAGCAATCCGTGAGGTGTTGAAATGTCAGAAGGGTTTTGCGCAGTGATCACTTTAGTTTGCTTGACTTTGTTATTTATATCAATGAGGTAGAAAAATGGAATTTAACCTCGCTACAATGACCGCAGTCATAGGAATGATCGGCGGTCTTTTAAGTATCATCAATCAGTTGTCTAGCTTGAGGAAACAGCAGGCCGACGCGGCGAAAGCTCAAGCTATTCGTGACACCAAACTTGATGAGAAATTGAAGACGATAGATGAGCGTTTAGCAGAGCATAATTCATACGCGGAGAAGTTCGCGTCTCTGACAAACACCATCGTCGAAATGCGAACCGACATCAAATGGATAAAGGAGCAGAGGTAATGCACGTTGAGATATATACAGCTACTACTCCTACACTTACGATCATGTTTCCAGAAAATGTAGATCTAACACTGGGTTATGATCACGTAGTGACCATCTCAAGGCCGATTTCTGAGGCCAAAATAATGGAGATAAGTGGTGACGCTCTTACTGTCACTGCTCATCAGATAGACGTAACCTTTACTCAGGAACAGACAATGCTACTGCCCGAACCGAAAGTTATTGGTCAGGTAAACTGGCTTATAAACAGTGGTGGCAAAGTCAAGCGTCCGTGTAGTACGAAATTTGAAATAGACACAGAAACGAACCTTAAGAATGAGGTGATGTCTTAATGATCCCTAACCCGATAGTCGTTGACGTTGACATTGGAAATACTAATCCTGCTATTCCTATCAGCTTGGGAACGGCAATAAATATTACCAGTGTATTACAAGAGAAGTCAGCAGCGCCGAGTGAAGAAGAGCAGGTCATTCTTCCTGATCAGGATTACGACGGAATGAGCAAAGTAGTGATTGCTCCTATACCGTCAAATTATGGCCGTCTGATTCGCGTCGGCGCAAATCTAAAAGTATATTGATAGGAGAAAATCATGGCTCAGGATATTGTTATTCGTAGCAATACTTATTACGATACACCAGCGATCGAGATCCCGCGCGCTGATGGGCAGGGCAATGCGTTGTTCTATGACAACTCAGAAGCTACTGTTTCGAGCGGGAACCAGATGTTAAGTGGTGTCAAAGCACTTGGCAGTGATGGCACACTATACGAAGGAAACATCTCAAGCAAAAGCAGTAGTGACTTGACGGTCTCAGGTGCGACAGTTACGGTACCAGCGGGCAACTACGCCTCTCAGGCAAGTGCCTCTGTAGCGAATGGTAGTGTCACAGCTCCAGCGACTATCAGCGGATCCTCAGCGTCACTTTCTACTGGCACGAACACTTTGACACTTTCGAAATCGATCAGTGTTACCCCAAGCGTGACGACAGCGGGTTATATCTCAAGTGGAACAGCGGGCAACTCAACTGTATCATTGACAGCGAGCGTCACGACAAGAGCAGCGTCCACACTTCAGCCAGGTACAAGCGCCGTGACGATAGCCGCAGACACTTATCTTACGGGAGCTCAGACCATCCCTGCTGAGCCGAACTATCTTGCGGCCAATATCGTATACGGAAAAAGTCTTTGGGGACTCAACGGCTCAGCACAGATCCCAGTGATCAGTCAGGATTCGGTGACAAAGATCTTAAGCATCAGCTAGGAGGTGAAACATGGCAAAAAATGTTTCGCTCTGGGGAACCGACTATACTGCAGTTCCTGCTCTTGATGTGCCACAGACGGGTGGTGGAACTGCGAGGTTCATAGATCCGTCGCCGACTACGGCGGTGGATTCAGATGTGGTGAGCGGCAAGATCTATTTCAAAGCCGATGGCACTCAGTCTGAGGGGACTGGGAGTGGGGGCGGTATAACACCTACTGGGAATATTGATATTACTTCAGCTGGTGTCACAGACGTTACTAATTATGCCACCGCTACGGTTCCGCAAGGTGCAATAAACTATTGGAGCAGAGGTGTAAATTATGATAGTACTTATCGTTATTATTCTTTTACTCCCAATATAACACCAGGTTATTTTAATACTATATCGAACACCCCTAAAGCTACATTAACAAGACAATCTGAAACGATAACTCCGTCATCATCTCAGCAAACAGTAACGCCAACAGGTGATTATTATTACATTGATTCTGTTACGGTAAATGCTGTACCTAGTGGTACAGAAGGGACGCCAACGATTAGTGTTGGAAATTTAACAACACGAGGCGAAAGATATATAAATTCACAAGTAACTAATACTGCTGGTTATATCGACGGAGGAACATACAATGCTGATGCTGTTGTTCTCGATGCGTATGCTTTTGCCAGAGGTACTAAAGAAATTACACAAAATGGCACTGGAATAGAGGTTGTTGGTTATGAATCGGTAGATGTTGCTGTAACTCCAAGTTTACAAAGCAAAACTAATATAAATCCTTCTACATCATCACAGACGATTACTGCTGATAATGGTTATGATGGCCTTTCTTCTGTTCAGATAAATGCTATGCCAAGCGGTACAGAGGGTACACCAACCGCAACAAAGAGTGCGGTATCCAATCACTCTGTCTCGGTTACTCCGTCTGTCACCAACTCGGCAGGCTACATCAGCGGTGGAACGCACAACGGAACAGCCGTATCGGTATCGGCAAGCGAATTGGTAAGCGGCACATATACTGTGTCAGCGTCAGGCACTGCCGATGTAACGAACTACGCTTCGGTGAGTGTGCCATCACAGACGTTGCCAAGTAGTGCATCTAACTCACATACAGGAACAAATATAGCATTTATTAGGTCGGACTTGGGTAGTTCTCCTTCACCAAAATTTATAAACATCCCAACGGGTTTCAATTCCACGGCGAAGTATTATACGATAGACCCCGTATATGTTGATTCTGTTACTCTTACTCAAAACGGAACATATTATGCAAACGATTACGATCTAAATGGGTTTGAGAGCGTTACTGTCAATGTTAGCGGCGGTGGTGGGACTAGCGCGTCTGTATCAGAATCGAGTGTCACTGTAACGTCAGCAACATCATCAATTTCTTTTACCAGTCTACTAGGTGAGCCTACCTCTTTTGTTGTGTTGGCAGGCGATGATGTTGCTACTGGAGCTTCGCCGTATAAGGTCGCAATGGTCGTCTATGATGGTACAAGTGACATAGGGCAGACAATAACTAACACAAGCAATGCTCAGGTATCGTATGACGGAAGTGGTTTTAGCCATACCTATTCAAATGGGACGCTCACTGTCACGGCTACCACAACGCAATTCCAAGCTAATACTTCTTACTTCTTAGCATATTCGTATGGCGGGTCGGCGGCTAATATACATACCGCAGATGTGCAAGTAGGTAGTGGTGCAACGAGTATTACTTTTACGGGATTAGAAGATAAGCCATTATATTGGTCTTGTATATTCAAGTCCAACTTTTCTACATCGAGTGGTTATCAGCGAGTAGTTGGCGTCTATGTTGACTCTCAAGATGACGAGTATGGTCTGAGCATGGATTCGGCTGCTCATTTCTCAGCCAGTTATTGGACATCGTCTTACAGTAATGGTTCCCTTACGATCACATCGCAAGGCACTAACGCAGGCGGGTACTTCCATCAGCCAGGTTATTATCAGTTGACCTACGCTCTTGCAGATGCCTCACCATACCAGAAGATCAATAAGACGTATTCTGCAACGACTACTACACAAACAGAGAAGATCGAAGCGAGTAGTGGTTACGATGCAATAGGCGAAGTCAATGTAACGGTGAACCCAATATCGCAGACGAACCTGACCGCAGCGAACATCAAGAGTGGGACGACCGTCACGATCAACAACGGAACAACGAATATCTATTCCATAACTGGAACGTATAGCGGCGGTGGTGGGTCGTCGAGTGTTGAAACGAAAACAATAACCAACAACGACAACACTGCGACGTCAATCCAGTTCACGTCCCTGAAAGGAACCCCGATAGCGTTCTTTGTCCGATGCGCTACACAGATGCAGTCGTCGTCAACTACATACTACTATGTATCGAATATGCGTTACAACGGCACAAACGTAAACGGTAACGCTTTCAGGATGGGAAGTACGAGGCAGGTCACAGTTGTTACAAGCGGTTACTCCTACACCTACTCCAACTCAACATTGACTATCACATCAAGCGGTAGCAGAACGACAGCACCAGGTTCGTTCTACAATGGCACGTATGAACTGACATACATCTATTAGTGATCAGCGCCGACTACGGCGTTTTTTATTGCAATAAAAAAGGAGAATCAAATGATTATCAAAAAGTGTGAAGAGCTGGTCGAGCTCGAAGCAGGAAAAGCTATTTGGCACATCGTCACCGAAGGAGCTTCCGAAACAGAACCCGCTGGTGAGATCGAAGTCAAAGCCATCTACGCTGATGGATCTGTTTGGGAGGACACTTCTGTTGTCGATGAAGCAAAAGTTTATTCGAAGTATGTTCTGACAACAGACGATTCTGGTGATACACCAGTCACTGAATGGGTA